TTATGCGCACTGCAAGAGAAAATATGCGAAGTTGTTGTACGCTGGACTGATGCAGTTTTAGAGGAAATGGATACCTTTGTTAATGCTGAATTAAATGGTATTGTTTCTGACGGGGACAGCAACCGGCCACTGTGTGGCTCACGAATGGTACTGAAAATAAATTGGAAGAGGGTGGATTAATTTGTCTACACCAAGGGCAAAAAATTTATTATTAGGCGCTGGCAAGGTGCTTTTTGATCGTTGGGACGATGATGGTAATTCAACGGGAATCAGGCATCTTGGAAATGTCCCTAAATTTGATTTGAAAATAGAAGTTGAGAAGATCACGAAAAAACAATCTATGTATGCAGCAAAGACCACGTATTTAGAAGTAATTAAGGAAGTTACGGCCAGCGCAGATGTGACTATCGACGAATTTGATCCCGCGAACGTGGCTATGGCCTTTCTAGGCGAAGCAGGCGTAATTACACAGGCTTCTAAGGTGGTTACATCCGAAACGCATACCGCCTATTTGGATAGGATTATACAGATGGACGGCTATAAGATATCGGAGGTTTCTGTTAAACCTCAAACTGCTATTGCGGCCAGTATTGGCGCGGCGACAGCGGTAGGAACTGGAACAAGCACTGGTACAGTTACCTCGTCTGGCACCTATACAGGTACGGAGGACGCAACATATTACGTTACAGTTAGCACCGCTAATACTACTTCCGGTTCAATTACGGGCATGAAGTACACCTGGAAAAAAGGATTGACTGGTACCGCCAGTGCAGAAGTAGCAGCCACAAGTACCGCGGCGGAACTCGAAACGGGCGTTAAAGTACTGTTTGAATTAAGCGCTGGCCAGGATTTTGTTGTTGGCGATATGTATTCAATAGCGGCAAGCGCTGCCCTCACGGAGTACAAAGCAGGTACGGACTACAAGACGGAAACTTCTATGCTACGGGCTGGCCTAATCACGATTCCTAGCACGTCCCGCATTACAGACGGCAGTACGGTTGTTTGTGGATATACCCAAGCCGCAGGGGCTTTCCCGAAAGTGGGCATAGCTACAGAAGGCAGTGTGGAGGGGCTTTTAATCTTCGCGGGAGATCCAACAAAAGGCCCGTGTTACAATGCGGAGTTATGGCACGTTACTATTTCGCCCAATGGTTCTCTACCTCTAATTGGCGATGATTTATCCAGTTTTGACGTGACTATTACGGTAATGGATGATCGCGAAAACCATCCTGACGAACCTTTAGGAAGATTCGTAAAATTAGCATAAGGGAGAGATAGACTTTGAAACAGGAAAAAGAAGAGTTAGCAGTCCTGTTTCCCTTTAATGAAATGGAACTGGCCGGGGAAAAAATTAATCTTCGGCCTTTTGTTTTTGGGAAATGGATTGAGGTAATTACAAAGGCCACAGATATTGTCAGTATCGTGTTGGATGCCGTGAGAGAACATGGTCCGGAAGTTCTTGACATATCGCTGGATAAAGAAAACTTTAGGGTGCCACCGCAGGCCTTTAACTTGTTTATCAGGCTTATTGATGAGGGCAGCAATAACCTGTACGACATACTAGCCATTAGCGCAAGGAAGACACAGGAATGGGTGCGTGACCTGGAAGGCGAGGACGGTTTTAAACTTTTGGTAGGAACGTATCTTGTAAATAAGGATTTTTTCTCCAAGCAGGTGGCCCCCTTGTTCCCGAAGCTTACCGAGAGCAAGGACGAGAAGACGACGGCGAAGGTGTCACCTGGGGCGAAATCGCCCAAGAACTAATTGCAAGCGGGCATAATCCAGAAGCGCTGTCCGGGTATACCAAAGACCAATTAGTTATGTTTTACAGCAAGATCAATAAGCTAAAAGCACGGCGCAGACTGGCTTTTGTACATGACGTCAGATCCGCAGTGTGGGCAGATAAGAAAGAAATCGCGGATATTGTAGAGGCCCTTAGTAAGGTTGAAGACTCTTAAGGAAAGGAGGTTAACCAATGGCAAAAGAAGTCAAGATAAAAATAACAGCCGAGAATAAAGGGCTACTTAGTTCTATCGCCAGTGGTATAGCCGGGCTTAAAAAATTTGCTGTTTCCGTTGCCGGGCTTGAAAATATTAAGGTTAGCGCAAATGGCGCGGCTGGTGCTATTACTGACATTACATCAGCCGCCAATAGTGCCGAAGGCAAAATAGATGCTTTGACCAAGAATGTTACTACAGGGATGAGCAAGGCGGCAAAAGGAGCCAAGGATACTGGCGATAGCATTAAGGGTGCTGGTACTTCTGCCGATGGCGCGGGTAATAAATTCAAAGGGGCAGGTGACAAAGGCAAGACAGGATTTGAAGGGGCTAAAGGTTCGGCTACGGCCTTTGGGCAAACGCTTGCCAATGTTACTATTATTGCTAACGGTATTGTTTCTGTCCTCAATAAGCTTAAAGATGTATTTACATCGGCGGTAGCTCCCGGTTACGACTACACTAAACAGATGGAGTCTGCCAGAATTGGTGTAGCTGGTATTCTGCTATCCATGACTCAACTTAATGGTAGACAGTTAGAATTAAACGAAGCCCTGGCCATATCTGAACAGACCTTTGACGCATTGCAGCAAAGATCACTATCCTTTGGCTTGAATATTAGCGACACGGCGGCGGCCTTTCAGGCTATTGTTGGCCCTGGGTTAGAGGCTCAAATGTCGTTAGAGCAAATGGTGTATTTCGCAGTGCAAGGTACAAAGGCCGTTAAGAGTTTTGGCCTAGACGCGCAGCAAGTAGTACAAGAATTAAGGGCAATGGTATCAGGTGATATTAACCAAGATAGCCAGGTTGCTAAGGCTATGGGTATTACAGCAGCGGGAGTGTCTGAAGCAAAGCAAACGTTTGGCGGGCTAGCTAACTACCTGAACGAAAAACTCAAAGGTTTTACAATAGTAGCAGGCGAGATACCAAAAACATTCAAAGGCAAATCGGATATGATAGCCGCGGCTATAAGTATCATATCTTCACAGGGGTTTGAGCCACTTCTTGCGTCGGCAAAATCCGTCATGGATGGTATAATAGGCTACATAACAGTAACGACCACGAAGACTGATGAGCTCGGCAACACTACAAAGAAAGTAGAAATGAATCCCGAACTAATAAGCACACTGCAAGAAGTATCTGAATACTTATCAACAGCGGCCACTGGTGCATCTAATTTTGGTAGGACGATGGTTAGCTTTTTAACTCCAGCAGTACCCTTGTTAAAAACAATAATTAAGCATACGGGGATAATATTAACAACTCTAGCAGGTTGGGTAATAGCTGGAACCGTAATACCTATATTGCAAAAGGTAGCTGCGGCCGTTATGGCCTTGGGAAGAGTATGGATAGTGCTAACCACAAATATAAAGCTTAGTACTGTTGCGACAGTGGGACTTACTACAGCGACAGAAGGGGCAGCCGTAGCTATGGGCACCTTTAAATTAGCCGTTCGTGGCTTGCTGGCGTCTACCGGGATTGGTTTATTAGTCGTTGGTGTTGGCTATCTCGCTGAAAAAATGTTAAATCTAGCAGACAACACCGACAAGGCGACAGGAGCAGCCAAAAGGTATAAAGGCGCTGGGGGATCAGGCGGTGGCAATGCTATTGGGGAGATAGCAAAAAAATACGAAGGTGGAGAATTAACTAGCTTTTCGGATAACCCGGAAGACCCGGGAGGGAAGAGCTATGGTCCTTATCAATTCACAGCTGGTGGATCAATGAAAGGATTCATTCAATATTTAATTGACAACGACTATGAGGCGGGAAATTTTCTGCGCTATAGAGATGCTAGTTTAGGTGGGGGCGAAATCGACACAGAAAGTGAAGAATTCCATGCAAGATGGTTAGAAGCTGTTGAAAAGTATGAGAACAGTATTATGAAACCCATAGACAAGTATGCTAAAACAATGTTCTATGACGAATTAAAAAGTGGTCTTGGAGATTTTAACCCTGATACGCATTCCTCTGCTTTACAGCAAGCAATAATGTCAACCGCTATACAACACGGTCCTTATGCCAATAATGGCTTTGGCGGCCTTGATATCGTAAGGGAGGCATTATCCGGCGCCGATAATAAAAGTGATAGTGATATCATAAATGCCATATATGCAATACGTACGGATCGCATACGTCGGGATGGTGGTATTGGTGAGGATACAAAGCAAAACATAATTAATAACAGATACCCTAATGAGTTAAATGATCTCCTGTCGCAAAATCCAGATGCAAATACAACCGGTAAGGTTGATACGTCCGGCCTGGAATTGCAGCAGAAAAAGCAAGAGACGGAAGAACTGGCAAGAGCGCAGATGGCATATAATCAGGCTGTAACGCAAGGGGTGACGGAGCAGTACATAGCAGACCTGGACACCTCCGACACACGAGCTAAACAGGATTACGATCTTGGTAAAATTGGCATAGCAGAATATGATGCTAAGATCAGAGAAAATTTAATTGCGAGAACTAATGCCAACATACAGCAATTGATCGAACAGGTAAAAGCACAGGAGGCCATACAGGGAAACCTCAATTTATCATCAGCGGACAAGGTAACCGCGCAAACAAAAATAGTAGAACTGAATGCACAAATAGCTGTTCAAAAAAAGAAACTGAACGAAGCACTAAATACGAATTTTTTTGAAGAACAACAGGCAATGACTGAGGAGATAGACAAAGCAAACTCCATATGGGCTGAATTGCTTACCATACAAGGAAAGCTGGTTGAAGCGGAAACTCTAAAACAAAAAAACTCCAATACCCAGTTGGAGATCGCTAAATTGCGGGCAGATAACCTCCACGATGCTGCTAATGCTAAAGAAAAGGTATTAAAGTCTAATGTTATAACTGCACAAGTATCCGAGGCTTCAACCCACATATCAAACGTGCAAGAGGATATGACACGTACGGAGGGTGCATTAATACGGAGCGTTATTGACGGAAACACCACTATCGCGGATGCTCTAGCACAATATAAAAATGATTATCTGGTCAATACTGCAGCTGACCTAGAGAAATTAAAGACCTCACTAACAGATGCACAAGATATAGGATGGGAAACCGAAGTACGCAAGATTGATGAAATCATACGGGGAATGAAAAAGTACATCGGCGACTTTGCGGTAACTCTTACGGAATCACTAGACACCGACCTTCAGAATAAATTACAAAAAATTGATACTAATCTAGATCTAACCACCATGCAAAAAGAGCAGGCAACTTCCGACGCAAAACTGGCAACCGCACGACAAAAATTAGCAGTAGCCCAATCAGAGGGCGGTGGTGTACCGAACGCAAAGCAGCAAGAGACTATTAACACCCTTGAAGCCCAGATTACTCAGATGGAACGACTTGCGGACACTACTGACAGGGTAGGTGTTGCCGCTAAGCAGTCATTTGAAGATGGTCTGCTAACATTCTTGTCTGACGGAATAACGAAGTGCGATTCCCTGGGTGAGGCTTTCCTTAATCTTGCGAATACCGTTCTGAGTGCCATTCAAAAGATTTATGCAGAAGCCATAACGAAAAATATTATGTCTGCGCTTGGGCTAGGAAGTACCGGGAGCAACGGCTCAAGCGGTAGTTCAACTTACAGCTTTCCTACTAGCATTGACATAACAAAGCCTCTTACCTTTGCTGAAGGTGGAGAAATAGAAGCTGGTAAAGTTAAAGGACCCGGAACAAGTACAAGCGACAGCATATTAGCTTATGTCTCAAATCTAGGTAGCATGATAAGAATATCAAATGGCGAGGGCGTTTTAACCGGAAAAGCAATGCAGAATATAGGAACTAATGCCTTGGACGCTTTGAATCGTGGCGTAGATCCACGCCTTATATTTAAAGGGTTTGCTAACGGTGGAAGCTTAACCAGCAACTCCATACCGGCAATGACAGGGCCACAGGACGTAGCAGCCAGCCTTACTTCCGGCGACACTAATGTGCATCTTAAAAATGTTAACCTGTTTGACATGAACCAAATTGGGGATTATATACAAAGTCGAAATGGTGAGAAGGTATTTCTTAATCTTATGAAAAATAATGCCACTACTTATAGTCAAGTTTTGAAATTTAGGGGGTAGGTGAATAAAATATGGCATGTTACGTCGGTTCAGCAAACAACGTTCTTGCAATGCTCAAGGGCGTTGTTGCTTTTTTGACTGATACTACACAATTTGACACAGGTAAAAGCTGGACGCTTCTTACCCCGTCCTCTGTCGATGCAATCACTTCTTCAACCGGGGTGATACTCAAGGGCGTAGGTGACGGCGACGACGAAATTTATATTGGCTTGAAAATGTCGAGTGCTACAACTGGCTCAACAACAACAAACGTAAATTTGCTGCTTAATGGCTATGCAGGCTATGACAGTGGCCTTGAATGGGAAGAACAGCCAGGCGCTATTAATTTGGCTAAATTGCCGGTTATCCCGCTAGTAGATGCTACGTATCTGACCTATTGGGTGAGTGCAAACTCCAGTAGATTTATCATCATGGTTGAGTTATCAACTCAATATGAGGGGGCTTACCTGGGCCTTATGACTCCTATTGCTATCGAAAATCAATACCCTTACCCCCTAGTGATCGGCGGCAGTTTCTACGCTGATGGAGTGTGGACAGACACGAGCACGAACCACGGCATGTTTACACATCCTGGCACTGGAACGTATTCCTCCATTGCTATTCGTCGTCCTGATGGCATGTGGCGCTATTGTAAAGGCGAAACACTAGGCAATTTAAACATGTGGCCTACTAATATTTCCCCTTCGGATACGTTGACTGTCCTAGATGATTCTTTGACATTAGAAAATGTAATTATGTACCCATTTTTATTATATGAAAACAACCCGGTTGGTATGGTCGGGCAGCTTGATGGCGTGTATTGGGTTGGCAATAGAGAGGATTTGGCAACTAAGGACAGCATTGTCTATAGTGATGTTAGCTACAAAATATTCAATAACGTGTCAAATCGCGATAAAGATGATTATTTTGCTATTCAGTGGTCATAAGGGGGCATAACTTATGCCTTATTTACACGGCGAGGCTACAAGCCTGGAAAATCTAATTAGTCAGTTGGTAATCTGGGCCACCGATTCCACTATACACGGTGATGATGCATGGACGTTAATGCAGCAGGCAGATTGGCCCAAAGGGACTATTTTAAAGGCCAAAGGGCTTAATGGAATAAATTCATGCTACATTGGCCTTATGATCCTTGATTTTACAAGTTCTACGGCTTATTCAGATTGGCTACTGCAAACAGAAATAATTGAAAAGAAAATCGTATGGGATTCTGATGCAATAAATAAACCGAAAACCTGTTTTACACATACAAGCGGATCGGCAAGTTTTGCCATATGGGATGATGTCAATGCTGCCAGCAAAGGCACTACTACTTATACGTTATCTGGTTATAATGACTTAATAAATAGCGCCGGTAAAATCTTAGTATTTGGCGTATTTAAACAGTTTATTGATGGTTTAGATTGGAATGAACAACCTGGCGCTATGGAGTTTACAGACTTAGAATTATACCCAATTTATTACACATATGCGGGGTACGAGGGCAGTGAGCCTATTAAATTAACGCCGCCAATTTATCCGGGCTGGGGCTATCCGGGAATAGCAATGCCGTCCGGTGAACCTTCGGGGGGCTATTTCAAATTCTGGCTTGTTAAAGATGTCAGTCATTTAACGGTAGCAACAAATAATTGCGGTCAGTGGGACATGGGTCATGCAGGAATGTTAGAGCCTTTTGAGGCTGCTATGCAGTATCCTTTCCCGGCTGTGGTTGCTGGCACTTGTACGGGGCTTACAAAAGTTATGACTATTACAGCAAAAAATGGCGGTATAGTCACAACAACAGGCAACAAAATTGATTGCTCATATGATAACTGGTCTATGTCCCGGAGTTTGCCTTGCAATCCTTGCGAGAATGGCACTTCTCAGGTGGTGTTGTGTTTGCCTGATGGGACATGGGAACGCTTTAGTAATTGGTCGCAGGCTGTGAAGCTAAGGAGTTACGCATATTCGTCTTATGAAACAAAATACTTTGCTAGTGTTGAGCGTCCAGCCAGGGCCGATAATACGGCTGATGGCTTTTTGGTAAAGCCAACCAATCTTGATTTGGACGATGTAGCGACTGGTTTGGAGAGTGTAAACGGCAATATCATAACAATCGAACCGCTTCAATTACTGCAAAATGATTCCGCTAATTTAAGAGTTGATTTATTCGGCGCTTTGTGGGGCATGTATTGGCCGGGTACTAATTCTCTGCCTTATGGGGAAGTCACCATAAACAGCAAGCAATATCTATTATTGCCGAATTGCTGGGAGGATCGGCTTTGGTATATAGTGCCTTATACAAGCACCTATACTTCGCAATTAACTTTTAAAACGTCGTATGACGAGATAATTGACTATGGTAAACAGTTTAAAATGCTAATAGAATTGGGGGGGTAAGCATGGCCTATACAAAAACGTCAATAACAACACCAAACCAGTTGCTAGTCGCGCTTAGTACCTTTGCTACTAGTTCCGGTTGGACGGTACTTTATGAGGGTGACGATACTCCCATTGATGGAACTACCGGAACGGACGGCAAAAGGCTGGTAATACAGAGTCCTAGCGGCAATACAATTGCTCACTTTCGGGCAGCGACAGGTAATAATATATTCCAAACGCATAACACAACCGGCTATAAGTATGGAATAGGGTTGACTTGCTCAACAGCTTATACAGAAGCGCCTACAAGCGGGCTATGGTATGACCAGACAGGGGCTTGCCAAATGACAACAGGGGAAGTCATTGGCTGCGGTATACCAATTAACTTTAATACGGCTCAGAATGTGTATTTTAACCATATGTCTGACCCGGCTGAGATCATTACAATTTCAGTTGAGCTATTTACTGGCGTATTCCAGCATATAGCCGTAGGTGAGGTTTACAAAATCGGTTCTTGGACAGGCGGCACTATTTTTAGTGCAAGCAGAAACAGCGCAAACATGTTTCCGGCTACTATGACGGCTGCGTCGATCGAGGCAACAAGTGATTATGTTTTTGCGGTAAATGCTAGGGCCAACACATTTTTGCGGGCTAATATCGATGCAGCACCAAGCCGATCCCCAGAAGTGTTGTGGGGAAGTGCTGGCCCTGCTACAGCAACAGCAGATGCAGGCTACACGGGCAAACGTATTGCGCTGCCGGTATTCGGTGATGATGTAATTTCTGCCTCTTGGTATCCTAAAATTCCGCATTACCGCTATATACAATCACAAACTGCCGATGATACCGGGAGAAACGTAAATACTCTAAACTGCATATCGGTAAACTTGCCGTTGGCGGTTTATGCTTTGCGTGATCCTGATGCATTAAGCAATTTTAGTCAATGCGGCTATGTGCCGGGAATTTATTTTATCTCGACCAGGAACGTAGCACCGGCAAGCACGTATGATATTAATTATCCAAGTTCCGGCAACTTGTACCAGGCATTTCCGCAGACAAGCAGGGGTGGTACTCCTGGTTATGATGGTATTGCAATCAAGCAATAGGGGGGCGCTTGAATGGCTGACACGGCACAATGCTATATGAGCTTTGAGGCATTGGGAAAATGCAGCGCCAATATCGTTGGCCGAAGTACCGCTGTAAGCCCTTTGCGTATGCAGTTATTAGCCAATTCTTTTAAGCAAATGACTTACTTGCTTACTTGGGACGTATTGGCTACGATAAATAAAACTTGGGGCGAATGTGATACCATTTCCTACACCGATGTTAATAGTACCTATGTCTGGAACCCAACAACCGGAGTATTCACTATCACAAATTCAGCCGGTACAGTCACAACCCTAACAAATAAATATACCATTGAAGCTTTGGAAGTGTCTTGTGACGTAATTAGCCAGTTATATGTTGTACTAAATATTCTTGATGCTACTAGTACGAACGTATTTCTCATAGCTAGCCAAGAAACTTCTGTTTTGACTCCCACGTTTGAGTCGATTACTTGGGGAACATCAGAATACTTAGCGGAAGGTACGCAACATGCCGTATTTAGCCGAATTTCTGAATTTGATAACAAGGATAGTAGCTTTATTCTGAATGTGATTGGCGAAATTCAAGACTGTAATCCACTGCTTTTAGAAGCTGGCGGGCGTTGGGCGGCAACTAATAATTATCCGCTTGATTTACTCAGCCAGGACACAAGCTTGCTTGCTGATCGGTCAGAGCAATCCAGAACCGGGGCAGTAAATGAAATGGATAATTTTCTGATGATTGCTGCTTTTGCTGCAAACTTGTTGAGTGGCGATTCCGCTATTACTTATGAGCCAACCATGCTGAAGGAATGGCTTTATAGCTTGCCGTCAAGCAGCCGGACGGAACAATCAAGATCCGGGTTTTATAAAAACATGGATTACTTAATGATTGCCTTGTTTGCTCAAAATTTATTAAGTAGCGATTCGAATATTTGCTATGAGCCGTGGATGCTGTACGGAATTTTCCAATGGTACTTTGTAAGTTCTGGTATTGTAGCTAATACCAGACGAATATTCGACTTATCGCCAAGGTGGGGTTAATATGGCAACAGAAATTTCAGAAACCCTTGAATTCAAAACGCAAATCCATAAGGCTTGGGATGCTACCGAGCAGCGCATGGCGCTCAGAACATACCCGCGTCGATCCGTATCCTATGATTACTACGGCATGAAAGCAGCACAAAGCCAATATCTGCGGGCTTTATCCTATGCCAAGCAAAACGAAAAGATTGAGATCCCACTCTGGCACGCTGCTTGTCGGTTATCAGAAAGCGCCTATACAAGTTATTCGCATGTGGATATAGATACCGTTAATATCTGGCATTTTCGGGGCTGTAGCGGTATTATTTTTTGGCATAATGACGAATTAGGCGGCGAACGGTACTTTCTAAAGGCGCTAAATGCTGACGGCTCGTTGAAGCTTACGGAACTGCTGGAAAGCGATTATCCTGCAGCAACTACTTTAGTTTGTCCCACAGTTTACGGGTATTTAAAGCCGGAAGATAAATATTCGATGTATAATGCTTCTTTATCAACAATGCAGCTAAATGTTGATTTGTTGGATGATTATAGCCTAACCTCAATACCGACAGCCTTTAATGAGTATAACTTTGAGGAGTGGGAGTCTAAAACACCCTTTCAGGACGCGATACCGTCCTCCTACCTAGACGTAAATATATTTCCTTTGGCTCCATCCTGGACAGGCGACATAGCGGCTAATTTCACGCGAAATGCTAACAAGTTGGATAATGAAACCGGCCTCCCCAAATATGATCTAAAAAGCGTCTATTCTTCTGAGAACAAAGAAATCGAATATGTGCTTAGCAGCCGTTCGGAAATTAATAACTTCCAGCGGTTTTTTACTCGCTGCAAAGGCCGGCTGAAATCTTTTTACGCTCCTACCTGGCTAAACGACATGACACTAGTAGAAACGGCTTCAAGCGGGCAGCTATATTTACTGGTGGAGTGGCCTTTGTATTGGAAATACTATGCCAGCCTGTCACGGCGGAAATTGATTGTTGTCTTTTTGCGATCTGGCTCAGTGAAAATTTTTCCGTTATCTGGATATTCGACAAACAGTACCGGCGAGTATGGCAAGGTATATTTGGAAACGGCGCTAACTTCGCCGCTGAGAAAGGCGGACGTAGCAATGATTTCTTTTCTTTGCCGGTACCGCTTTGATAGTGACACACTCACAACTGACTACGACACAACCGGCATTGCCACAGTATCAACTTCATTTGCGGAGGTAAACGCCTGATGGCTGACAGCAATATTTCCACTTACGAAAATAGCACTCAGGACGGACAGCCGCTTGAGTGCTATAAATTTGAATATGCAGATAGCACATATCAATATACTTCAAATCGCTTTGATGTGGCGCTAACAGTCGATAATGACGGCGAAACTGGCACAGAAACCTATACGGCTACCCATATTAAACGCAATAATGTTAAGCCGTCCAGCCAGGGCGAATCTTCTTCTGTGATAGTTACGGTTGATAAAGACAATGCGGTGGCAGCACTGTTCAAAAGTTCGCCGCCGGATAGTCCTGTGACACTAAATATTTTTCGACTCCATGAGCAGGATCACGCCGCTTATGACACTGTTTTTGTCGGAGAGATAACCCAGGCCGCATTTAAAGACTCTGAATGTGAATTGACTGTTGTAATGGAAAACTGGTTAAAGAGGAAACTGCCGAATTTTACCCGGCAGTTTTTTTGTTGCAATGTTATTTTTGATACTTCCTGCCGGTTGGTTAAAGCCAATTATGCTAAAGAAATCTACATTGACGGCATTAGCAGGTTGACGATCACAGCCGATTTATCTGGTTATGCTGATGATTATTTTGCTGGCGGGCTGCTCTATTATAACGGCAATGTAAGGATGCTTAGTGACAGCACATCGACAACTTTAACCCTGCGCTATCCGTTTCCAACTACTCCTATGGGCAATGTGACTATATATCCTGGTTGTGACCACTTATTTAAAACCTGTGCAAACAGGTACGGAAATACCTTGAATTTTACCGGATGCCCTTATGTACCGCCTGAATTTAGCAATGACGATAAAGTGGGTAGCGGGGTATATTGGGTAGATTCTTCAATTGTGCAGCGGGACACAGACGGCTATGTCGGCACAATTTCGCTTTAAGGGGGCAACAATATGGCATTAAATAAATGGGTAGGCTGGGGGTTAACAACCCTTTTATCTTATTTTTTAAATCAAAGCGATAGCGACACTGACGCTGATCCGTCCGAATTAAGCGCCGAAGCTGCCGAACTTGGAACACCCGTACCGGTAGTAATGGGCAGGCAAATAGTAAAAAGTCCCTTAACTATTTATTATGGAGATTTTAGCTCTAAAGCCTACACAGAAAGTTATTCTGCTTGGGCTGAATTTGATGGTTGGGCGTTAGTATTAAGCTTAATTGCGGCTTATATAAGTACGCCTGTTACTGGACACCTTGTTACTACTACTACAACTACCACTGGTGGAAACTCAGCAGGTATAGTAAAAGGAACTGGCACAACAACTGGTACTGTTAAAGATGATACAACCGGCAGCTTACTCAATTCTTTGTTTATGTGGCTGCTATCCACACTGATAAATGGGCGCTTGCTTAAAACCACCATCCAGAAGGGTTTTAAGTATTACCTGGGCTATCAGATGCTAGTTTGCTGTTCTGGTGAGAATATGCGTTTACGGGGCTTGTATATCGGCTATGATAAAAATAGTGATGATGATAATAATGGCCCTGTGTGGACAGGTGACGAGTCGCGGGAAAACCATCTTACCGCGCCTTATGTTATTAGTGTCGATAATGAGGATTTGTTCGGCGGCGCTGATGAAAACGGTGGCTTCGTCGGGGATATTCGGGTATATTTAGGAGGCGCTTCACAACCGGCAGACTCCTGGATGATTGAGCAAATGAGTGCTGATTCTGTAGCTGAAAGCCTCAGAGGATTAACACCGGCATACCGGCCTTTTGTGAGCATAGTTGTGCCTACGGCCTATGTCGGTAAGCAAGCCCAAATACCGAATATGTATGTTGATGTGCAATTTATTCCTAACCGACTGGGGCTTGGCGGTATTGGCGATAATGACGCTAACCCGATGGAAGCAATTTACGAAATGGTAGTAAATGATGAATGGGGATTGGGCCGTGATCCTGCGCTGCTTAATGTTGATTCGATGATTACCTGCGGCAAAACACTGGCTACCGAGGGGCTTGGTGTAAGCATTAAGCTAACGAGCCGGACAGAAGTTAAAAGCATTATTGATAATATCTGCGACCATGTTGATATGGTGCGCTATATTGAGCCTACAACTGGCAAGCTTACATTTCAACTTATTCGGGATGATTACGACATTGACACGCTGCCGGTGCTTGACAAATCTATTGTTAGCGAAATTGAATATACTCGAGTAGTTTGGTCTAGCTCAAATGGGGAGATTGTCGCTAAGTATTCGGATAGTTCGTCTTTGTACGAAACAAGCACCGTGTCAGACAACGATCCTGCTATTATCGAGGCCAACAATGGTGATCGCAACTCTGACGATGTGGACTATACCTATTTCACGACTTCGGCAAATGCGGCTTGGGCTGCTAATCGGGAATTGAGGGAAAAGGGCTATCCGCTTGCCGCTGTGAAGTTAGTCTGCAATCGTAAAGCTTCCGCGTATCGCCCTGGTGATGTGTTTAAATTGACCTGGGAACCTTACGGAATAAGCAATATGGTTATGCGGGTTACAAGTGTAGACCTGGGCGACTTTGTTACCGGCGAAATCACGATTGAGGCTATGGAGGACGTTTTTGGAGTAGGGCAAACATCGTATACTGCCAGTGATACAACGTCCTGGACAACGACAAAAACCTACCCGACAGGCGTACAGCTATTCCGGTATTTTGAAATGCCGTGGGAGATATTGCAGACAAAGGATAGCTATGTTTATGCGACTGCTGTATTGCCAGACAATGATACTGTTAAATGGAATACCTGGCGGTATCGTGATTTGACCTGGACAAAGACAAACAGTATGACGAAATGGACTCCTGCCGGGCAGCTTGTCGGATCGGTTGCTGAGGATGGCGAGGCAGAAGATACTACCGGCTTTGAAGTGATCGACATAAATGGTGATGTATTGGAACTGGCAGAAAGGAAAACAGAATCCGGCATAGCATTAGCCCGTAATGGTTCCCGGCTATTGATGATTAATAATGAACTTATGGCCTGGGGAACATTGACACAGCTTGCAAACGGTAATTTCAAAGTATCAAACATAATAAGGTCAACATATGACACTGTTTCCGCTGCTCATGCAGCCGGTGATACAGTGTATTTTCTTGATTGGGGTTATTATTCTAATGTCACTACTGGTGGGGCCGTATGTGCGAAAGGTAAGACCACAACCGAAAAGTACAATATCACAACGGCTTCTGCTGATAGCGAAGAAGATTTTAGCGACACGAAAGTAACTTCGCTAACAACGGTAAGGCGGGCAGAACGCCCCACGCCTCCCGGTAGGATCAGAATGACAAGCCACTTAAACAATGATATATCCCGGCTTACTAAAGCGGCAGGTAATCTTACTTTAGTCTGGGCTAACCGAAACAAAAGCACTTCTAACGGTTGCGTATCGCAAGAGGACACCGTTGATTATTACAGCGGGGAAAGCATAGCAGCGCCGGTGGGCTTACAAACCATTGTCAGGGCTTACCTAGGCAGCACAATGATCCATGAGGAAACTTTGTCGCAAACAGTAGATGAAGATAACCCGTTAAATCCTACCACGCCAACAGATTTTACTTATACCTGGGCGCAGCGATGCTTGGATAGTACCGACTTCAGCCAGGACACTATTTTGACACTGACGGCAAAACTAAACGATTTGGAGTCCTACCAATACC